AGGAGCTATCACAGTCATATTGATATTATATTCCCAGATCATATTCTTTTGAATATTCATCGAAAACTCAGCCCCAGATGGAGGTATTGTCACTAAATAATTCTCACCAAAAGCCATATTGTAGAAATACAATCGAAATGGTTTCCCATCATTGTCTACTCCATTACTCTTTGAAATGATAGCTTTCAATATCCTACTAGCACCGAATCCAGTTTTTACTGAAATATCAAAGTCCGGAGTCTTTAGATTAGAAGATTTTTTCGATCCTATTTGATACAGATCGTACATACCATTCCTTATGCTAAATGCTACTCCAGATACAGATTCATTTTCAGATAATAAGATCTTAAAATTTTTCCCAAAATTTCCCCTGATGTTGATTTCACTTGGAGAATAAATAGGAGAGGTTAATGTCGTGATTCCACCTGCAGTATTCCTAACAGTACTTCGTTTTAATTCAGATTTTCTAATGCTGTCTGGCATTATAGGAAAAGTGAAGAAATCAATTGTCCTTCCTTGAGAATCTGTTAACTCCAAAGAACATAAATATATCTCAAAATCGTTAGGATATAATGTTGCCAAAGCCGCTCTTCCAAGCGTCCCTGCCATCTCAATCGCTTTCTTCTGAATAGTACTTACACTGCTCATAAGTTATATATTTGAATGTAAATATAAGATTTATTCTTCAATCTAAAAAACCTATTTGACTTTTTATTGGATTGAAGTCAATTTTCACGATTCCAGATAACGAACCATATGCAGTCGTCATCGCTGTCCTACCGCCATCCATATTAACTGCTGCTGCAGCACCTGTAGCAAATGCTTGGACTATTTGACTGATTTGAGTTTGAAGTTGATCTATACGAAGAATCAAATCTTCTGCTTTTACCATAGATTGACCTCCATTATTTATATTAACTTTTTTATCGGTCTTTAACAAGATGTTTTCAAGATCAATCTTGATTTCTTTATTACCACCCTCAGTCTTAATATCTACACCATTTTGATCAAGAACAATAGTTGTATCTTCTTTCGTACTTTGACATTTCCTCGTTAATAGAGCCTTTTCTTTGTCAAAATAAATCTGATAAACATCGTTTTTATTTTCAACGTCTTTTATTTGTACACTCGCTTCTTTGTAACTTGTAGCATTAATAGACTTATCCGCACTTACATTAACTGATCCTGAAGAAACTATATTTAATTCATTTTCTTCCGAACCAACACATTTCAAAAAAACTTTACCAGCTTTTGAACTAGTCAGATTAATCACCAAAGAATTGTCTTTAGGATTGGCTTGTATCAAGACTTCAGAATCTCCCATAACCTTTCTCACTTGATACATATTCTCTTTCAACATAGAAGAACTGTTGTCACCTTGCAATACACCAACAACAATTGGTTTATTGTTAAAAGTGCAAGAAATAAAACAAACACAACTGCCTTTTTCTTCTATATCACTTGGAAAACTAATTCTTTGTAAAGCATCACTCGTTATATAACAATCGTTAAAAACACCGCCTAAATCAGTTATCACTGTCACTCTTTCCCTACGAAAACAAGTATCGATATAATTATCACGATCAACACCAGAAGGTATAGCTATATAACCATATCCCACTGAATATGGGGAATCACTTTGTCTTTCTCTACTTACACCGTCAATCATTTGTACATTTTTCTTTTTAAGAAATACTCAAATTGTTCTTTATTAAGAGGAGCAACTCCTAATCCAGAAGTTTTTGTTTGTCCACTTTTAGCTGCATTTTGAGCAGTTAAAATATCTTCTTTGATTCTCTTTATATCAACAATCTTAAAATAAGAAGCCTTTTGAGAACCTGCATTTAAATTTATTTCTTCATCTTCTCCTACTACACCACTTAGAATAGGGAAAAACATTCCTCGTTCAACTTCAAGAATCGTTTCTCGAGAAATAGAATTTTCTGAGAACGATAAAGAATTTGAAACACCTGTGACATAAAACAATTCATTCGTATAATTGTTTTTGACAAATGAACCTACCTTGATCCTCCTATCTCCATTAATTGTTATAGTACCTCTTCGTGTAAACGGCAAATACGCAGTCGTTTCTATAACGAATAAAAGATCATTCAACATTGTCGCTGCCATACTGTTCAAATTTGAAGAACCACTAGCACCGTCAAGTGCATTTGCAGCGATATAAATATCTTGTATTTCTAACTTTTTATTACCAAAATATTTAGTTATCTCATTTAAATAAATAATTGGTACAAAAGCTAAAGAAGTTGTATTATCTTTTCCAGTAATTTGGTCTTGTGGGAAAAGCCTATAAGATGAATAAACTCGATCATCATAACTCAATGAACTTGATATGAAATTACTTGAATCTATTTCAATATAAGTTTCACTAACAATAACGTCTTTAATAGCGCTTTCGGTAAAAGGTGGTTGTCTAACTACTATATCTAATGTATCAACATAGGTGTCAAACAAAACCTCTACAAATGGATCTTGACAAGTCTTAAAAATAAAATCCATTAACGATCCGTCAGGATTAGCAAATGAAGGATCTACGAGGGTTCTTTTTTCAAGATTATCGTCACAAAAAACTTTGACAATTTGCCAAATACCATTGACTTTTTGAGTTTGTTTATAACTTTGATCACCTGTTTCTATTTCATAAGAAGTAGTACGTCTTCCTTTGTAAGCTGAAAAAAGATCGTTTGACACAATACCAATATTTGATAGGAGGTTGATAATGAACCAGAGAGTTTCTCTTATTCCTCTGAAACCATAATTAAAGAAAAAATCATAGGTACCAGTTACGATATTTCTCTTATACCACTCATCTGATTGATCACCCACATAAAACCATAAGTCTTTGTTTCCTTCTACCCATTTTAATGGGATGAAATAACTACCATCTTCTACAAATAATTTAGTAAAATCCCGACCCATTACAGTGACAAGATAATCATCATAAGATGTATCGATACTGGTTTGAACTATATCAATTAAACCAATCATATCCCATACATTATAATTCTTATCACTGTTTACAAGGTTTGAAGGTGATATTTCTAGACTATCTTCTTCACCTTTTAAACTAGCGCTAGCTTCAAGTGCTAGTTTCTCAAAACGAAGAAAAACTATATCATTTTGAGTTAAATATTTTTCTACAAAATCCTTGACTTGCTTTTTCTTATTATCCGTAATATTGTAAATCTCATAATAACCACTTGAATTCACTCCAAACGCAGAATCTTGACTTCTAGTAGGTACCATATTAATCGTAAAATTACCAGAAGAACTTTTTTTTACAGTATTCAAAGAATTGACAAATGGACTAAAATCAATTATTTTATCAAGTGCTTTTACATATATCCAAACTTTTAAAGTTTGAGGTATTACTTTCGAATCTACAATCGAATCAGGATCAGTTTCACTATCAGAAGGTTTATAATTTATACTACCAATCAGCTTGGAGTAATTTTCACTCCAATAAGATTTAAAATCACCTTGTGACATAAACTGTCCTTGTTTAGAAACTCTTTGAAGCTCTAAAACAATCTTTGGAATAGGAAGGAGAACTGTCGTTCCTGCTTTTATATATGGTAAATTTCCGCTGTTGTAGTTGTTCTGATATTCCTGTTTTTCTTCGGCATTGTATTGTGCCCAAATTCTTTCAAGATTAGAACCTTGATATTTAGGATCTTTAAACTCAAAAAACTCAGTGGGAGTGAGTGGTTGATTCTCTCTTGAAAGTCCTTTTTTCCACTCTTCCAAAAAAGAATCAACTGATTTATCGTTCTCACCAACACTTACTTCAAATGCCTTATTTATCATTTTCTTTGAGATTTTAAAATATCGGTAATTACTTTTGTTGCAACTAAAGTATCTGTGCCAAATGTTGTACCTCTACTATTTGCCCACATAGACATCCTCTTATTAACACTATCAGCACTCTCTTTAGAATTATGAACCGAATAATCAGTCTTATCTCCTCCAAATTTATCATTTAGAAAATCTAGGATCTGTTTTACTGTTGTATCCATATTTAGAATAGGATCGAGAATTTTAGCAATAGCATTTAATTTCTCAAGCGCTTCTCCGCCTTCACCTATTCTTTCGTTTCTTCTTGCAGCATTAGCCGCTTCTATAGTACCAACTGTCCTACTAGCTATACTTGTATCATATTGAGCTTCTCCTTCGTTGCCTCTACTAACTTCTGGAGCTAATCTTTGACCTCCTTGTGTTAGAAAATCACCTAAACTAGCTTCTGGTGCTACTTCATTTCGTCTCTTTGTTAAATCAACGACATCACTATAAGATAAATCTGGAAATATTGATTTTAAAACATTCCGAAGTTGTTCTTCGTTACCAACCATCTCTTCTATCTTATTCAAGAACGCACGTTGCAATTCTGGATCTTCAGACATCTTTTCAATAGAAGACATCAATTCAGTGAATG